TCAAAAAATTTCTTTCAAAATCATCTAGATGTCTATCATAAAGAGATTTTTGGATAGAGCTTTTTATAGCTCCTATCAAGATCTTATTTTGCCATTCCTTAGCAACGCCCATAAGCACGGTACCGATTTGAGACACTAACACTTCAAAATCGTTACTCCGCTCATCCAGAGCTGTATGAACTATATTTTTTATTTTGTCTTGATTATTTTTAAAATTTTGTTCGCACTCTTTGTGAGCGCTTCTAAAAAATCCGGCAGGCAGTCCGCAATATATACATGTCCCCATCTTGACCCCTTTTGTTTTTTGCACACTGATTATATCAATTTTCTATATGATTGCAGTAAAAATTTAGATTTAGGGCGGGGCGAGATATTTACTTTATTTAAACTCTATTTTTACCTCTTGAATGATCTTTTGTCCGACATCCTGCGCAAAATCTTTTAACGCACGGTCTAGTCCGCCACCGGTTTGATAAATTTTAAAAGCATTGAATAGATATGGATTTGCTTTTGTTCCCGGATGATTTACTTTTTTACCAAAAAATAGTCCAGCTTTTTTGTTTGCCAAAGCCTTTTTATTTTTTGGCCTTATTATGTGCGCCTTGGTGCCGCCATGCACATATTTAGCATACGGTACGGCCTTTGTTTGCGTTATCGTTACGCCGCTAGCGGTAGCATTTCTTGCTTTTATATCTCTTTTTAGCCGTCCGGTCACGATCGGCGCGGTTTTTTCTTTTGCGATATTTGCGATCTCGCTTCCAAGCCTGAAGCTTAAATCTTTGAGCTCTTTATCAAAATTTCTCATTTTTTACCTTTGAATATCTCTTTTATCTTGACGAGTGCATCATAAAAAGAGCCCTCAAATTTAGTCTCTTTCACCGGCTCGAAGGCATCGTTTTCAAAGACGAACTCACAGATCTCGCTCATCATAGCATCGTCTTTTGCCGCCCTTAGATCCTCATCTCTCACGTCTATATCAAATATATACGCTATTTTGCCATCGGGTGTTATTTTATAGATGCCAAACCCGTAATCAGGAGTACTTTTCGTATAGGCTGGTACTTGATCGTAGTCCTCAAGCCCTTTTAGCCTTATCTCCCAGTCAATGTCTTCGTAAATATATATGTGAAATTGTCTCTTTGCCATTTGATGATCTCTCTTTTGCCGACTTCGGCATTATTATTAAAATAATTTTTCAAGTTGTCCTTGTTTTGTTTATCTCGCGGCCTATACGCACTTACGATATTTTCGCCATCAAGCACCATGAAAAGCCCGTTTTGAGTCTTTGCAATAAGCTTGTTTTCCTCGCCTCTTTTGGGCGAAATTTCAACGATAGAATTTAACCCCTTTATTATATCGCTTTTGCTTACGTCTTTGTGCTTTTTGAATATGTGAGTGTTACTAGCCTTTAGCACTCTCTCGACACCGATCTTATCGATATGCCTTATCGTCTCATTATTTGAAAGAGGCGAGGTATTTCTCATCTTTACATCACCGATTTCTTCTTCATCTATCCATACAGGCACGATCTCGGTACGGCATCTGAAATGATACGGAGGCATACCGAAATTTGTATCTAATTTATCGCTTTTACCAAGATATGGCTGTGTTCTCCACACGGCAGCCGCTTTTTTATCGGCTAAATTAGCAGCATTCAAGATATTGCTTGCTTGCGCTTCAAGATGAGTTGCTGGGATGATACGCCCGTGCATAGAGCGGCAAATCTCAGTAGTGCGTGTATCCATCACGGCTAGGACTTTGTAATACTTTACGCCATGCTTTTGCCCCTGTGTTACGGTAGCGACATTGCCAGCTTGAAGGCTTATGTGATCGCTCACGCCCTGAAAATACCGCTCATCTGCGTTTATTATGGAGCCAAATTCATCTTTCAAGCGAACAGCTATCTCATCAAAGGCTATTTCGCCGGTAAAGACCTTTTCGATGCTATCTTTTAGCCTATCTTGTAAGCTTTTATTGTATTCTTTACCCATCCAGTAAAAGCCTTTTCGCATCGCATCGATCGCCTGGGCATCCACTGCGTCAAATGTAAAATCTATCTTTTTGCCTAAATTTGCAGCTACTTTTTTGACCGCCTCTTTGGCGAGCAAAGCGTAGATCGCTTCAAGATCTTTTGGTAAAACGTTTAAATTTGCACTTTTGCATTTATCGATAAGCAACTTTTTAAGCACGCCAAACTCTGTTTTCTCTGAGCAAAGCATTAAAATTTCATCCGTGATCTGCTCTAAGTCCTTGATCTGTGCTTGTGTGTAGTTTGCCAAAAGCGTTTTTAGATCGCCGCGTGATTTTAGAATTTTATATCTTGCGAGAGTTTTTACTAAATTTATCCTCATTTTTCACCCTCAATTTTATCGATATATTCCACGTATTCGACCAGGTCTTTGTCTTTTACCGGCTTTTCTTCTGTTAGCCAGTCATAGCCGCATTTACTACATTTTCTCATACGTATATTTTTTAGCCCTTTTATCGTTTTTAAAACGCTTGTTTTTTCGCATGCGCATTTAGGGCAAAGCATTATTTCTCCATCTTTTTTAAAGCTATTAATACCTTTGAGGCTTCACGCTTTTTTAAAAACTCGGGCTTAACATATAAATTTTTCGTTATCCGCTTGATAAACCACAGCAAAGCCCGCGTGCTGGTATCATTTGCCACCTTTTGCCAAAGTATATTAATGGCATAAATTTGGCTTGGTGTTGCAAACTCTAAATTTGGATCTTTTGGGCTATCTTTGCCGTCCATAACGGCTATTAAATTTATAAGCTCTTTTACTTTTAACTGCGCACAGCTTTTTACGCTCCATCCGCTTAAAAACTCTTCCCATGCGTCGTTTTGTTTTGCATGTTTATAAAACGGGTGCGTATGGATGATTGCTAGAAGCTGCTTTCTATATATTTCTTGTTTTTTGGTCATTTTATAATCCTTTTTTCCACAGCTCTTTTTCTAAAAATCCACGGCTTAAACCACTACACCTAGCTAGTTTTGACACGTTTAGCTTTCCGTTTTTAAAGCGGTAAAAACTAAGATCGTAGCTTAGGACATTATTAAGTCTAGCTTGATACAAAGCTCTTTTGCTTGCGCGTAGATTATCGAGGTGAATTTTTTGCTTAGTTGTCATTAAACAATCCTAGGTCTGGTTCTTTTTGGGTTTTTATTCCATTATTTATCGCGCACCTAAAAACGTATTCTCCAAGCTCATAATTAACCTCGTTTCGCAATACTTGACGCTTATTTTTTATGTCCTTAAAGGCCGTTATATCAAAGTCTTTAAAATCGCCGAGCTTAACGTCTGCTATGGCTATCTTGGATTTAAAATCTTTTTTGGCGATATGAAAATTACACCAAAAATAGTGCCTGCCGAGTAAAACGTTAGGTGTTATCAGCGGAGTATAAAAGGGTATCACGTTTTCGACCACCCACTTTGCTCGACATCTTTTTTGAAGATACGTTATCAAGGCATAAAGGTTAAAATCGGGCAATTTTCTTGAATTTTTCCATCTAACGTTGCCGAAATTTAGTTTTGAATGCGTTTGACATGGCGGCGAGGCCCAGATAAAATCAAACTCGTCGTAATGCTTTGCCGCATAATCATACGCATCGGCAATAATTATCTCATCGTTTGGGTAACGGAAAGCGTAAGCGCGCGCTACAGCTTCGTCAAGCTCGACGGCCGTTACATTTATATCCGTTATGCTATCCCATAGTTTTCGGTTTCCGCCGAGCCCTGCGAATAAATTTAGAACTCTCAACTATTGTTCCTTAAAATTAAACCTTTTAAAGAGCGTTAAAGTGGTTTAAAACGCTCTTTAAAGGGCTTAAAGCCCTTTATTTGCTATTTGTTTTATCTTTAAAATTTTTTAACTCTTCGTAGTCGAATTTGCAGATCGCCAGAACCGCAATAATGCACAGACATAAAACCGTCATCATATAAGGAACTAGCGTCATGGTTATTACGGCAACAATCCTTTTAGGTTCTCTTTTTCGTTCGGATTTGGGGATTACTGTCCTAGCGGCTATAAACGTTACGATAAAGGCATAAACGTTTAAAATTAGCCCCCATATTAAAAAACTTAGCATTTTAAAGCCCTTTAACGCGAATTCTTAGCTTCGCTCGTCTTACAAATCTAGGCAAAAGCCTATTTTTGTCGTCTCTTAAACCCTTAAAGTTATGCCACAGGCCTTGAAACACGCTTTCTTTCATTTCCCTACCTCCAAACTCTCTATTTTAACCACTCTTTTAAGACCGAGCTTTACCAAATCCTCGTCTTTTAGCTCTGCAAGCGCTTCTTTATTAGGCTTTTCCTCGTATATGATGCACTCTTTACCTAGCCCAAACGCCTTTATGGAGTTTAGCAAACTCTCAAGCTTGGCTTTTACGCTAGGTACTCTTACGCTTTTGCTTATACGGTATCCTATCTCGCCAAAGGTAAATTCCTTAGAGCGTTTTTCGGCAAATTCGGCCTTATTATCCTCGCAAAAAAGCGTTATTTGCTGCTCTATGTAGCTTTTTTCGCTTTCTAACCTTTCGACTTCGCTTTTTCTAGCTTCTTTTATACGGTTGCACTCAAGCGTTACTTCTCCGTTTATTTTTTCTATACCTACGCTTACTTCGCATAGTCTTTTTAAAGCGACATCTACGTCGCTAAAACTATTTATTTGCATCTTTTACTCCTCATTAAAAATTTTT